TGGAAATTCAACTTAAGAAGTTTGATATCAGGGAAATTAAAGATGATAAGGTTGTTGTCTTAATCGGTAAAAGAGATACAGGGAAATCTTTCTTATGTAAAGATATTCTTTATCATCATACGAGCATTCCAGCAGGACAAGTGATTTCAGGAACTGAGGCGGCAAATGAATTTTATTCTAAGATGGTTCCAAAATTGTTTATTTATGACACATTTGAACCAGGTATTGTTCAGAGACTTCTGAAAAGACAAAGAATGATGTTGGATAAATGTAAAGAAAATCCAAATATAGATCCACGAGCATTTTTGGTGATGGATGATTGTCTTTATGATAATACGTGGACGAAAGATAAAAGTGTGAGAAGTTTATTTATGAATGGTCGTCATTTTAAGATTTTATTCATGATTACGATGCAATATGCTCTCGGTATTCCACCGAATCTGAGAACAAATATTGATTATGTATTTATCTTAAGAGAAAACTATGTTTCCAATAGAAAAAGATTGTATGAGCATTATGCTGGAATGTTTCCTAACTTTGAAATGTTCTGTCAAGTTATGGATCAATGTACTGAAAATTATGAATGTTTAGTCATTAATAACAATGCGAAGAGTAACAAATTAGAAGATCAAGTGTGGTGGTATAAAGCTGAAGATCACAGCAATGATGAACCACGTATGTGTGGTGATGATGCTTGGGAATATTCCGCGAAGAATGCTGGTCAACCACAGGATGAAGGCATACAGAGCAATTCTTCAAGAAATTATTTGGTTCAAAAGACATATCAATAATTAATTATAAATTATTAGTATTTACGGAGCATTTGATTTGATATATTCGGAAATTTTCTCATATGTTCTGTATTCGAAGGGATTTAATTCTCCATTTTTCTCCACAAACAGAGTTGGGAATCCCTTGACCTTGTATTCTTTAACCTTCTCTTTATCAACATCTGAATTATACATGATAATACTCACCTTGGAATTATTTACGGTTTTACCATGAAATTCCGCCTTTACCTTTTCATAATCAGGGAGCATTTTCTTAGAGTGACCACACCACGGGGCGTAAACCAAAATTACCTTAAGATCACCTTCGGGGGCAGATTCAACACCTTTCACTTCAGGCTTCTTATCACCGGAAAATGCACCCTTGATGGTGTCCAGGAGACCGCCGCCCTGACTAGCACCTACGCCACGGACGCCAGCAGGACCTGCGACGGGACCCTGCTTTGAAGGGGCGGGACTCGGCTTAGTTCCTGGTACCACAGGTCCAGATCCAGCACCCACGGCGCCCTTAACAATCATGCTCACTGGCGCATATACAGTCCTTTGTTCATAAGCTGCGACGATAGAAGCATCCTGAACCATTAGACCAGGTTTCTGAACAGGGACCGCTTGTTGTTTGGGTCTGGGGGCACCTCTCGCAATATCGATCTTCTTAGCGATGGAGGCAGGTGGTGTAGTATCTACTTTCTCTGGTGTTAGACCAACCTTTACTTCCGGGGGCTCTTTTCCCTTAGCAGCGTCTGCTGGTGGTGGTGAGGGACCTGCTACTTCACCCGAATAAAGTTCATCTAAGTTCGCGAATCCACTCTTATCATTCAAAAACATGAACAACAAAAAACCCGCCAAAACAAATACGCAAACTATACACATGTTATCATCATTACAAAAATCCTTCACAGACTTAAGAATCTTAGCAAATACCTTATCAAACATCTTTTTATACCTTACATAACATTTTTTTCTCGTTAAATTAAATCTTTAAGCTTCCAATACTCAAAATCATTTCCATAAGGTCTTTTCACGATAAATGGAATTTTCTTTTCATCAAACTCCTGAACCGCAATATCATAAGCATTGTTAAATCTCTCCGGATTTGCTATGAGTGCCTGTGCTCCCTCATTAATCTGTGTTGCTCTTTCTGCTAGAATCCTGGTTTTTTCATATTTTGTGAGAGCAGGTGCTGTCTTATAATTCTTCTTTTTCTTCTTGTATCCCTTCATCAGCAAATGAATATCTTCATTTACCTTGGATCCTATAATTACTTCGGTATCATCATAATCTGAATCATCCGAATATTCATCCTCAAAATTATCAACGAATTCTTCGTCCATTTTCTATACTAAGAATTATACTTTTTAAATCAAATTTAAGTATTCATAAAAAGTATTCATAAAAAATAAAAATTAGTTAGTTAGTTCGCTTCTTCTTCCTTGTTATTTTTCTTCTGGATATTCTTCGGTTTCTTCGGGTCCCCCTTCGTGTTCTTCTCCTAGAACTTGCTGGTTTTTGTTCGCCTGGTTTGGGAGGGAGCTTCTTTGGGGCACGACTGGGTGGGGGACGCCTGGGTGGGGCACGCCTGGGTGGGGGGCGACGCGCTTGTCTCTTTTTCATTTCTTCAGCGCGTCTCCGTAGAGTGTCTGCTTTAATCTCCTCGTGTTTCGCCAATTGCGCCGCCCTTTTATTTATATCCATCTCAAGTCCCGCATCTATCCCTGCTTTCTGCTCCAGTTCTTGGATATTCTCATATGGGTCCGGCACACCCCCTACGGCAGCATTCATCTCATTCAATTGTTTCTCAGATGGCCAAGGAACTTTTACCTTTTTTTGCATGCTGGAAAACGGAGTATCTTTTCTTGGGCGAGGAGTATCTTTTCTTGGACTTGGTTCTGGTTCTGGTTCTAATGGTTCCCCCTTATTTTGTTGCTTTGGTTTTTCTTGGCGAAGAGGTGCTGGCCTTTTCGGAGGACCCTTACTATTTGTCGGCATTTATTACTATAATGTATATTTTTTTATTGTTTCGTGCATTCCTGAACATGTTGGTCCAAAGTTGCTAATACAGTGTTGTCTCCGATTCTTCTGAATGGTTCAACAGCATTCTTCTGAGGATCAAAAAACAAAGGTTCCCAGCGATTAATTCCAACACCCTTCAATTCAAAAGCATTGTTTGTTAATCTTGAGCTTTCCTGATGAAAAAATCCATCTTGGAAATGAATCATCTTCTGCTCTTCACCTTCAGCGCCAGGAACATACTTTTTCTGAGGATTATTGGTTAGCGGACGAGTAATATTCTTGATTTCCGATTCAACATCGGTGAAATTCTTATCTAAAACAGACCCACCACCCCTCTGAATGGTTGTTGTAGGAGCCCATGGATAACTGATTGTATTGCGAATTAATGATTCATTTAATTGATATTCACCTGGACCAGTTGTAAATTCATTCGCAAGAGTATTCATACTATATTATGAATATTATATAAAAAAATAATTATTAAGATTTATTTATTGGAAGGTCTTTTCTTGGCATCTTCTTAAATAATCTTGATTGCGAACCATTTGTCTTGTGGGTAGACCACCTCTGACCCAATCCTGTTTGGAGTCTTCAGGGATGATGTGTTTGTGATCTTGGACTTCTTTCTTTAACTTAGGAACCATCGGCGTGAAATAATTACCGAAGGTGGCTTCTGTAGTGCCGATGCATGGTTTCTGATCACTCGCAAAATCGCTTGACTGAAGAACAGATTCAGCATCTACATCATAGTAACCCTTGGTCAAATTGGGCGTTGTAGCAGATAATCTTTCGGTAACCTGATTAATCGTTCTCTTATTCGTCAACTTATCCTCTTTCTGTCTTAATGTAGAATCATTATCAACCAAGCATCCTTTCTCGGCAATCCAACCAAAACCACCCTTCAAATGAATGCCTGGCTGAGAAGTCTGAATACTCTGCGCTTCCTTTAATCCACATTCACACGCGAACTGATTGTCCAAATAATAATTACCTGGTCCCTGAGACTGCATAACATCTAAATCAACTGTCAATTGATCGGCTCTGATGCTTGCTTTGTCAAATAAACTGAAGGTATCCTTCTTGCTTGTGTCTGCTGTTCCACATCCCTGAAGATTAGGTTCCGGATTGTTTGCTACATATCCATTGTATCCGACAGATGAATCAACTGTTGTCATTTTATATATGATATAAAATAAAAAAACAATAAAAAAACTAGGAAATTACAAATAATAAATTTATGTTGATTGACCCGTTGACCCACCCGAACTCCCCATTTGGGACAAGCAAGCAATAGAATTTCCTTCTTTACATGTCTTGGGAGTTCCATAGAGCCACTGCGCAAAAGAACCTTGATCATTAGGAACTTGATTTCCTGGGACAGTGTAAAATTGTCTTTGACTATTGTTTTTACCAAAGATATCATTTACATCGCGATACAAGTCCTCATTAAATAATTCTTCAACTCTACGCTGAACACCTACATTGTTGTAACTGGGACAAGATTTGGGAGGCGGCGGTTTATCCGAACCAAAATCTGCTAAATTTGGATTCATAAATGGATTTTCTTTATCCGGCACACGACATTCCGTACTTAAATCATTAATCTTGACTAAATCATCTAATTTATCGCTCATTGATTCTTTCATTACACTATCGGTATGAATATCCTCCTGTTTATACCAAATGATCCATGTAATGCCCATCGTGACTAAAGGTATCACCAAATATTTCTGCTCTCGCTTCAAGAAATACATTATCAGCGTGTAAGCGATAGACAATCTCACAATAGCATTTAATTTTCTTAAAATATCGAATCTCTTACTAGGAAATATTTCTGTAATAGAATCTTTTTCATACAAAACAGAAATATCATTGTACCAAAAAGGTGTAGTTATCATTAATACTATACTAGATAAAATTTAAATTATTTTTTAAAATTTGCCGATTTTAATGAACTCCACATATTCTCATTTTGCCAAGGGCATACTCTTGGAAGAAGCAGCAAGTAAGCTAAAACCAACGCTTTGTCCTCAAACTCCGCTGCTAATGCCGCCCTTCTGAACTGCGGCGGCTACTGTCCCTACTCAGACTGCTTCGGCTTCTTCTGCTTCGGCTTCTTCTGCTTCGGCTTCTCCTACTGAAGTGGCTCCCCCTGCGCCTGCTCCTACTTCTGCCCCTGCCCCTGCTCCTGCTCCTGCTCGTGCTCCTGCTCCTGCTCGTGCTCCTGCTCCTGCTCCTGCTCCTGCTGCTGCTCGTCGAAGCCCTCGCCGGCGCTTTCACCGAGGACTCAGCGGCTTCTGCTTCTGCTAAGGTGCTGGGGCGCAGCTCCAGCTCAGGCGCAGGCGCATTGTCAGCTTCTTTTCTCCATCGTTTTTCGAAGTCATGGAGCTCGGCCATATCCGAGGCATCTGGATAGGTGGTTTCCCCGAGGAGGCCCTCCCGCACTCCAGCAGCAACCGGAAAATGGTAGACGCACATATGGTCACTATGGCAGGCGTCCCAGTTTTCAGTTGGTGGTTTCCCCGTAGTGATCCTTTTTGCACACACCTGCTCCACCTCTCGCCCCGCCCGAGGATCGCTCTTCACACACCCTTCCGGCTTCCCCTTCTCTTCAGTATGAGCAATAGAAGCCGTCAATGAGGGGGGGCAGTCCTTACCTGCCTTCTGGGCCATGGCCGCCAGCTTGTCCGCCTCTGCGCGGGTATTCCATTTTCCCATCATCATCGCTCCGCACCCCTCCGCCGCATTGGTGGTACGATTTCTATATAGTTGTAAAAGCTGGTTCTTCATGTTGTAGCGCCTGGGTCCCCCCGCCCTCTCCAGAAAACATTCCGGATCTGTCTCGCATTTTTTCCACTTTACCATCAAATCCTCAAAAGCCCGCGCCCGTGCTTCCGCTCGGGATTGTGTTGGCGGTAATAAATCATCTGCACATGCTTGCCACCTCCCCTCATCCGGGGGTGTTGTGGAGGGGGCGGGGGGGGCGATGCTTTTGGCGACAGAGGAACCCGCTGCCGATGCTACCCTTGCTAGATTTTTGACATTTAAAATCCTTCTCTCCATCGCTTCAGGAACCTGTGCCAGCAGCGGTCGCCCTTGACTCCGTCGGGCAGCCGTTGAGGCAGGGGCCCCGACGTCGAGCCGCCGCAGCTGGCCGTACTCCTCGATCATCTCTTCATAGCGCTGCTGGATCATCTGGTGAATGTCTTCACCCGTCAAGCTCGTGTGTTCCTGATCCTCGAGCTGCTCGAGGACCTCCGCCGTAGCTCTAGCTGCAAATTCGTCCGCAGGTGTGGGCATCGCTTCATCCGCCCCCCCTCTCATAGTTCTCCTTTTATGGGGAATTCTTCTTCTACGAAGTCTCCTCTGTTTCTTCGATGGAAGTTTACGTCTTAATTTTGTGCGGTTGATTTTCTTTCGGTTCTGCGCCATATATATATATATATATAATATTTTATCTATTCTTTCTTTTTTCAGCAATTTTCGCCTTTAATCTCTTGGATTTTTCTTCTCTTGATAATTCTGATTCTTGAACCGATTCTTGAACCGATTCCATAGTATTATTCATGCCTTCAGGATTCATTTGACCCATCATATTTTTAAACATGTCGTTGTTACCCATTTTGCCCATCATACCATTTGCTTCCTGTTTTAATGATTCTTGAGTTAATTCACCGGATTCAACCTTTTTCTCCATCACAGAATTAATGTTCTGAAAGATTGAACCCATTTTTTCCGGATTCATCATCTGAGCCATCAGTTCCATGGGATTGGAATTTTCATTCACTGAACCAAACATTTTCTCAACATCCATGGTTTCCGCTACTTCTTTCGCAATTGCTCCAATACCAGAATCCATTAGTCCTCCCAACATATCCTCCAATTCACTTTCTCCTGAAGGAACTTCTTCTTTCACATCCTTGGATAATTTCTTTAATTTCTTAAGATCCTTAGCAGTCTTTTTGTCAACCTCCATGACTGTATCTGAACCAATCTGACTTAATGCTTCCTTCAATTGAGCATTGGATGTCAAATTGATATTGATAATCTGAAAAGTTTGAAGATACTTCCAAATAGTCTCACGAGTTTTCCCAGAGATATTCTTTGCCCATAGATTCTTAAATGAAATTTCCTCCAACAAATCAATCTCTAAATCAAAGAACTCAGAATTCTTATCAGTGATATATTTTTCGTATTCCTGAATTAAATCAAGAAATTTTTGAAGCTTGGGAAAATCTTGAACGGGTTTATCTGTATTTGTGATACAATCTTCATAATTTCTGTACAGACAATTCTTAATTTCGGGATATGTTTTGGACAAATCACGAATAAAACTTGAAAAGATTGAAAAGAGCTGTTTCTCAACTTCTTCCATTTATAAATCAAGAGATTACTATTTTTTAAATCATTTAACGCGTTTCTTATCGCATCATATTTTGACCGGGTCCTGGGCCAGGTCCTTGACCCATAGGCGGTGTAGGTCCTCCTGGACCACTCTGTTGTTGCATCATTTCTCCTCTTTCTCTTTGCATTCTTTCGAGATCATTATCAAAGGATTTTCTTTTTTGAGATAATTGAGCATCACTTTCTTCCATGGATTTCACTTGGGAATGAATTGAATCTGAAGCTCCTTCAAGAAAATCATAATTGGTCTCCATTTTGTAAGTGCGCTTCGTATAATCATCGTTTTCTTCGGAAATCATTGAATATTCAACCGATGAACCTCCTAATCCTCCACCACACCATCCCTCTAATTCTCCATCTTCATTAATCCTACATTGTCCTTGATCTGACGCTGTCTGTTGACCCTGCTTTGCTCTTGCTTCTTGTGCTTCTTTTCCCTCAACCAATTTCCCGAAATACTCAAAGACAGTCTTTCCTGTAATAACCTGATTATTTATCAGAATAGCGGGAATTGATTTTACATAATTTGGATACGGCTGCGTATCTATATTTACAACCTTAAATAAAGGCTTTAAAAAAGGATACTGCTGTATGCCGATAAGAACCTTTTTAGAATGAGGACATCTACCACTAACAAATAAAACACGATCTGACATATTTATTAGTGAACTAAAATACTTAATTTTAAATGATTAAACTTATTTTATTTCTTTTTCCTAGATTTATATTATATACATGGACAATCGTTTTTACGGAAAAATAGCCACCGCCATATTTTTCGTCATCCTTTTATTAGACATTTTCACTGATGTTTTGAAAGTGAAAAATACGAAGAAAGTGAAAATGAATGGAATTATGATTGCTATGTTGGGATTATTTTTGCTCCTTATCATTGATTACGCATCCGATTTTATAACATACAATTACTTGGATGATTACTTAAAAGAGGATGTCCCCGTTTTAGCAGGATGCGAAGAAAGATCATATTATGATGCTATATTGGCAGGTGTATCTGAAGAATTGGTATTACGATTAATTGTTTTTAATGTAATACTGATAAAATTTTGTAAATTAAGTATCAATAAAAGCATAATTATATCAGCAGTATTGTTTGGTTTAACTCATATTAACCAATATATTTCATATGGCACAAATGTTTACAGCACCCTTGCTACAATCATTTCCTCAATTCCTTCCGGAATAATATTAGCATATGTTTACGCAAACACAAATTTAACAACCGCTATTGTAATACATTTCTTGCTTGATTTCATAGATTTTATATTCTTGAGATGTAATAAAACCCTTTACAGTAAAATGCTATTTATAAATGATTAAACTTATTGAGTTCGTTTATGAACCATCTTTATATTCATCATTTTCTTCCTATGTTTCTTCATATCACCCTTGTTTTGTGATGTGAAAGGTTCTTGTCCCCATAATTTCGCGTAGGCGTGATCATGCCACTTGTATTCCTTAGGGAAATCCTCAAATAATTCTTTAGCTACATATACTTCTTCAATCATAAAATATACATAATCTGTTCCGATTGCTATGGGATAAGGAACATCGCTATTTCCTACAGGTGAATGATATTCAGTAATCTCATCCTTTGTAGAGAATTCATAAATTGTCCAACCAATAGAAACATATCGTTTATCACCAATCTTTAACAAAATAGAATTCCCCGTAAATTTAGGACCATGACCTCCACTATACTTAGTCATTTCATTTTTAGGTGATTTACCAATGAATACTTGTTTCGCAGTGTATTCTTTGACTAATTCAGTATAATATTTGGGATTATCAAAGTCTTTTTGATCTTCTACGACAGTTTTCTTAGAATGCTTGTAAATCCAAACATTATTTCCAGCGACATAAACCAGAAAAGGTCTTCCGCCATTATCATGAATGAAATATTTCTGGGATCCAGGATGAACCGGCATATCCGCTTTAGAAGCAGGTCTGCGATCGCCACAATATTGTCCCCAAGCATCATCATCAGGATTTTTTACTCTTTTCGCCACTAAACCCTTCTTAACAGGAACAGGTTCATCAGTAAACTGATTGTATTTTCCTAAATATTCATACACTTGTCCTTTACCAGCAGGAATACCCATCATTACGGGAGGCCATTGTAAACGATTACCCTTCCCCTTATGATATCTTGTGAATTTCTTGCAATCTAACTCTTTTCTTAATGTCTTTTTAGATTCCGATTTGGAACCAGATTTGGATTCTTTCGCTTCAACATATCCCTTCTTTTTCTTTGACTGAATTAATTTCTCGTATTCCTCATCAACATCCGAACCATAATCTTTTGTTGTAGAAGAACCCGCAGTTCCAATCCTACCCCACTTAGTCGTAATTTTCTGACCATCTT